ATGGTGATCAGGTGGAGGTCGAGCTGATCGACAAGGTCCGGGTGTTGCAGATGACGGCAAAGATTGCCGGCTTGTTGGACCAGGAGAAGGAGATCGACAAGCCGAGTGTCGTGGCGATTGAGATGGTGATGCCAGGAGAGAAAGATGGATCAGGAAACAAAGGGTCTTAAACTGGATTTTAGCTCGGCTCCGACGGTGGCCAGCTTCTTTAACAGTGATGCGTTTGTCCGGGGGCTGATGGGTCCGGTGGGTAGCGGCAAGAGCTATGCCTGCTGTGCGGAGATATTCAGGAGGGCGGTACAACAGCGTCCCTCGCCGCGTGACGGCATCAAGTATTCGAGATTTGCGATTGTCCGTAATACGCACCCGATGCTGCGAACGACGACCTTGAAGACGTGGCTGGAGCTGTTGCCGGAAGCCACCTGGGGGCCGGTGAAGTATGCGCCGCCGATCACGCACCATATCAAGCTGCCGCCCCGTGACGGCGCTGCTGGGATTGATATGGAGGTGATCTTCCTGGCCTTGGATGATCCGAAGGACCAGCGGAAGGTCTTGTCTTTGGAGCTGACCGGGGCGTGGGTCAATGAGGCGAGAGAGCTGCCTAGAGCAATCATTGATGCCTTGACCCACCGCGTAGGCCGTTTCCCTTCCAAGGCTGATGGTGGGCCGTCCTGGCGCGGTGTGATCATGGATACGAACCCTTGTGATGATGATCACTGGTGGTATCGGCTGGCTGAGAAGGAAACGCCGACGGGCCGGTTCAAGTGGGAATTCTTCCGTCAGCCGGGCGGGGTCTTGGAGGTGCCGCTGGAGGAGCTGCCTGAAGATATGCCCGAAGCTCAGGGCTATACGCACCAGGCCGGCAAATGGTGGCAGACGAACCCGGATGCTGAAAACCTGAAGAACCTACCGACGGGCTACTATGACCAGCTTCTAGGCGGCAAGAACCTAGACTGGATCAGGTGCTATGCGAAGGGCGAATATACCTTCGTTCAGGAGGGCCGGCCGGTCTGGCCGGAGTATGACGATGCCATGATGGCTGATGACCTGGAGCCCTTGGAGAATCTGCCGGTCCATGTCGGCCTCGACTTTGGTTTGACGCCGGCAGCGGTCTTTGCCCAGCGATTACCGAATGGGCGCTGGAATGTCCTTCATGAATTGGTGAGCTTCGATATGGGCCTGGAGCGGTTCTGTTCGATGCTGAAGTCGGAGCTGGAGACATTCTTTCCGCGCTACCAGGTGCTGATCTGGGGTGACCCGGCCGGTCAACAGCGGGACCAGATATTCGAGACGACGGCGTTTGACCATCTGAAGACGCACGGCATGCTGGCTAGGCCGACGGCGACCAATGAGTTTCGGACCCGACGTGAAGCCTTGGCGATACCGATGGGCCGGCTGATTGAGGGCAAGCCGGGATTTATGATTGATCGTAAGTGCATGCGCCTGCGTAAGAGCCTGGGCGGTGGCTACCATTTCAAGCGCGTGGCGATTGGTGCCGGCCAGGAGCGGTTCAAGGACAGCCCGAACAAGAACGAGCATAGCCACGTCGGGGATGCTGCCGGCTACTGTCTCTTAGGGTCCGAGCATAAGATCATGACGAAACGGGCGCAGCCTATTGGCGGCAAGCCGGTGCAGGCCAAGGTCTTGGACTTCGATGTTTTCGGTTGATGAGCTGAACGCGGTGATGCGGATGGACTTGCCCCGGAACCGGGTGATCCCGTGGTCGGTCTATCATCTTTATCACGCGGAGCTGAATGAGTTTGACCGGGCCAACATCGATCTGATGAACGGCTACAAGGACTATCTCAAAGCCTATGCCGAGGCCGGCCATGCTTTCACGGTCGTCTGCAATGGCGTGATAACGGCGCAGTTTGGCATTTTCCAGCTTTGGCCTGGTAACTGTGAGATGTGGCTGATGCCGTCGCCGGAGATCAGCAAAAAGACCGTCGCCCTGCACCGGGCATCCCTCGCTTTTTTCGAGCATGCCGCCGCCAAGATGGGAACGAAACGGCTACAGTTCACTGTTCATTCGTCGAATGTTCGGGCAGATCGCTGGGCGCAACGCTGTTATTTTCAGAAGGAAGGTCTGTTGAAACATTACGGGCCGGATGGTTCTGACTATCACATGTATGCGAGGTACTTCGATGGGTAACCTTTTCAGCCGGCCTAAGCCGCCGCCGGCCCCACCAGCGGCAGTCGAGGAAAACCTGGCCCAACAAGAGGCGGTGGTCGCGGCTGAAGAGCAAGAGGCTCGTCGCCGTGTTCGGGGCCGGTCCAGAGCTAGGTCGCGTGGACGTGGGGCTAATCTGATGGCCCCCGGCGTAGTTGCTGGCGATACCAGCCGTGATGTTTTGCAGACCAATCTAGGCGCTGGCCGTAATCCGAGGGGCTGATGCGCCGATTTATTCGTAACCCGAAATTCACGGAGCCAAAGGATGTACGGGACCAAGAGGCCGATGGCCAGCAAGATGAACAGCAAGACGACAGCTCTTCGCAAGGCAGCAAAGAAAAAGTTTGGCAAGAAGAAAGCGACAACTAAGTCGTATGGTAGCTAAACGTCACCAGAACCCCAGCGGTGGCCTGAATGAAGCGGGGCGCAAGCATTTCAAGCGCACTGAAGGCTCCAACCTCAAGCGCCCGTTGTCATCCGGCACCTCGCCCCGCCGCGTTTCATTTGCCGCCAGATTTGCTGGGATGAAGGGGCCGATGAAAGACGACAAGGGCCGGCCTACTAGAAAGGCTCTCGCGCTCAAAGCCTGGGGGTTTGGCTCAGTAGAAGCCGCCCGAAATTTCGCCAACCGACACAAGCAGGCGTGACATGGCAGAGCTGACCAAACGGCAGAAGGCCACGATGAAAAAGCATTCAAAGCACCATACGCCGCGCCATATGCGGCTGATGACCAGCCTTATGAAGCAGGGCAAAACATTCACTGAAGCTCACAAGCAAGCCCAGAAAAAGGTCGGTGACTGATGCTAGAAGTCAAAGAGATCAAGCGCCGTTTCAAAAAAGCGCAAACGCATAAAGAGCAATGGCGTTCGATTTATGAGGAAGCGTATGAATATGCGCTGCCCATGCGAAACCTTTATGATGGCTATTATGAGGGCGATGTCCCTGGCCAAAACAAAATGAAGCGCGTCTTTGACAGCACCGCGATTCACTCAACTGCCCGGTTTGCTAACCGTATCCAGTCCAGCCTGTTTCCTCCGCAGCGGTCTTGGTGCCGGCTAGAGCCGGGCAACGAAATCCCTGCCGACCAAAAGGTACAGGCCCAGCAGGCTCTGGATTTCTATTCTGAGCGTATGTTCGGCATCATGAACCAGTCAGGCTTTGACCTGGCGATGGGTGAGTTCCTGCTGGACCTGGCGGTTGGCACAGCCGTGATGCTGATACAGCCCGGCGATGATGTCACCCCGATCCGCTACACCGCGATCCCGTCGTACCATATCACCTTCGAGGAAGGGCCAAACGGCTCGGTCGATACCGTCTACCGCCGTTTCAAGCGCCCCTATCGCCTGATCCAGCTAGAGTTCCCCGATGCCAACATCCCCGAGAGCCTAGCAAAAAAATATGAAGAAGACCCGACCGAGAACGTCGAGCTGCTTGAGGCCACCTACACCATCGATGGCGTGATCCATTACTGCATCATGACCTATGAGGGTGATGACAAGATTCTGGAGCGGAAGCTGAAGAGCTTCCCGTGGGTGATCAGCCGTTACATGAAAGCGTCGAATGAACGGTATGGCCGGGGTCCGGTTCTCTATGCGCTGCCTGACATCAAGACGCTGAACAAGGTGGTCGAGCTGACTTTGAAGAATGCCAGCATTTCGATTGGCGGCGTATTCACAGCGGTCGATGATGGCGTCCTGAATCCGCAGACCATCAGCATTGTGCCGGGCGCGGTCATTGGCGTCAGCTCCAATGGTGGGCCGCGTGGCCCGTCACTGGCTCCACTGCCCCGTTCGGGCGATGCCAACCTTTCGCAGATTGTCAGCAATGATCTACGCATGAACATCAAGAAGACGCTGCTGGATGAAAGCCTGGCACCGGAGAACATGAGCGCCCGGTCGGCTACAGAAATTAACGCAAAGCTGTCTGAGCTATCAGTCAATTTGGGAAGTGCTTTCGGCAGGCTCATAAGTGAAACCATGTTCCCCATCGTGCGCCGCACCCTGGAGCTGATGGATGAAATGGGCATGATCGATCTGCCGCTGAAGGTAAACGGCCTGCAAGTGAACGTAGTGCCGATCAGCCCACTGGCGATGGCCAACAATGCCGAGAAGATCAACGAGGTCTTGCAGTTCATGCAGATCGCCCAACAGCTCGGACCAATGGGCCAGACGCTCATTAAGATGGACGCCATCGGTGATTATGTGGCTGACCAGCTTGGTATCCCGGCCCAGCTCCGCACGACACCGCAGGAACGTCAAGCAATCCAACAACAGATGATGCAAGCCGCCCAGGCCGCAGCCCAGGCGCAAGGCGTCGAGCTGCCAGTACAGGAAGCCGCTGAATGAACCAGGCAGATAAGATCAGGTCTATCAATGCGCCCGGATGGGATGGCCTAGAGACAGACGATGCGCCGATTGTAATCCATGACGTAAACCTACAGCGCGATCTAGACATTGTGTTCAAACGCACCTTTGATACCGAGGCCGGCAAGAAAGTGCTGGCCCACCTCAAGGCCATTACCGTAGACCAGCCGGCCTGGGTGCCGGGGGCCGAGCCATCATTTGGCTATGCGCGTGAAGGCCAGAACAGCATCTACCGTGAAATTGAGCAGAGGATGAAGAGAGCTAATGAGCCAAGATGATAACCAGCAGCCCCAGGAACAACCGGCTGAAAGCCCGGCTCCTGACGGCTTGATGGCCAGCGTGACGCTCGAAGAAGAGGCCAACCAAGAACCCGAAGCGATGCCGCACCTCGAAGGCGCGGAGCAAGAAGCCGCCGACGCTGATGATGAGGACATCATCTATGAGCGGCCTACCTGGTTCCCAGAAAAACACTGGGATGAGAAGGACGGCCCCGATCTGGAGGGCATGGCCAAGAGCCAGTACGAACTAGAGAAAAAGTTTCATCACGGCGAACACAAGCCGCCTGAAAATGGCGAATATGATATGACCGCTCTGACCGAGGCCGGCTATGAAGCTGATGACCCGGTGGTGAGCGGTTACCTTGAATGGGCGCAGAAATACGGCATTAACCAGGCGGCGTTCTCCGAGCTGGCAGAAACTATCACCGGCATTGCTGGTGAGGCCGGCGTTGAAATGCAGACCAATGTCCAGAACGAAATGGAAGCATTAGGTCCGCAAGCCGAGGCTATCATCAAGTCAAATATCGGCTGGGCCGATGGCTTGCTGCGTCGAGGCATCATTTCAGAGGAAATGCGCGAGGAGCTGAATGTCTGGGGTGGCACTGCCACGGGGCAGATACTGATGCAGAAGGTCCGCGCCATGACAGGTGACTTGGCCAAGATGCCGGTCAATGACGTGGCCGAGGCAGGTGAGAGCAAAGAAGACTTCGATGCCAAGGTCCAGGAGCTTATGAAAGACCCCCGCGCCAGTGATCCGACCTGGTATCGCGCCAACGTCGAAACTCTTTTCGAGAGACGCTACGCCGCCGGAAACTAATTCCTCCTAGCCCGTCAGGGCCACTTTGGAGGGGGTGGGTTTTTCCCTGTAGTTTTCCCGCCCCCTCCACCATTTTTGTGTGCAAACACCAAATGTAGCGGCAGGAGTATTTACAACCTCCAGGTTGTGTGTCATAGAATAATTGACTGATAACCCGCAAGGGCCGGTCTGGCGTCTAGGAATAGACCGTGCGCGACGTTCGCGTAAGCCAGGGCCGGGATCACTCCCGACAACCCGCAAGGCGAAAATCTTGTGTGTTCAATCAATGGAGTGACAGTTATGTCAACAAATCTCTCTCCAGCGTTTGTTCAGCTATTCGAAGCAGAAGTGCATCAGGCTTACCAAGCCGCTGCCGTGCTTCGCGGAGCTGCGCGGACGCGCACCGGGGTTGTCGGAGACACCGTCAAGTTCCCGAAGGTCGGTAAGGGTCAGGCGTCTCCGCGCACGCCCCAAACCGACGTTGTGCCGATCAACGCCAGTTTCTCACAGGTCTCCTGTAGCCTTTCTGACTTTGTGGCTGCTGAATACTCGGACGTGTTTAACCAGGCTAAAGTCAACTTTGACGAGCGCCAGGAGCTGGCACAGGTCGTGGGTAACGCCATTGGCCGGCGTGAGGACCAGATCATCATCGATGCTCTGAACAGCGCCTCGGCTGGTTCTACCGTCGCCAAGACAGTGGTCACCAGTGGCTCGGCTGCTGCATCAAACCTGAATGTCGGCAAGATCATTGCTGCAAAGAAGGCACTCGATGCGAAAAACGTGCCGCCCACCGATCGTCATTTTGTGATTCACGCCAACAACCTGGCTGGATTGCTGGGTGATGAACGTGCGGTTTCGAGCGACTTCCAGACGCTGCAAGCTCTGGTTCAGGGTAGCATCAACACGATGATGGGCTTCCAGTTCCACATTGTGGGCGACCGCGATGAAGGCGGCTTGCCGCTGTCCACTAACGACCGCACCGGCTTTGCGTTCCACCGCAGCGCCTTGGGTGTGGCCGTCGGTATCGCACCGAAAACGGAAATCAACTACATCCCTCAGAAAACCTCATTCCTGGTAACAGCAATGTTGTCGATGGGCGCTGTAGCGATTGACACTGATGGCATCGTTGATGTCGTCATGGACGAGTCATAGGAGGGCTGACAGATGGCATTTGCAAGAGCGGGTTGGAACCCAATCGGCGGTCAGTCTAAAAAAGGCACCGCGCCACAGTTGTTCACCTACACGACAGCCGATGCTGTCACAGTGGTGGACGGCGAGGGTTACTTCAATGACGTGGCAAAGGATGTTGCAGTTGGTGACGTTATCATTTCGGTAACCTCCACTAGCGGCACCTTGGCTTCGTCAATTCACACTGTGGCCAGCAATACTGGCAGTGTGGTTGATGTAACCAACGGAACAACTATCGCACAGACCGATAGTGACTAAACAATGTGGGGCCGGTTCGCCGGCCCCCTCCCCTTGAGGTGACTTATGGCCAGTGGCGACACCGATGTTTCCGTCTGCAATAAAGCTCTGCTGCTACTTGGCGCTGAAGCTATTACATCGTTTTCCGATGGAACCCCCGCTGCCACAGCCGCGAACACAATCTATACTGAAGTAAAATTCATGACGATGGGGATGTACCCCTGGTCGTTCACCGTCGCCAAGACACAGCTCACCAAAGACAGCAACACCCCAGCAAACGAATGGACAAACCAGTTCTTGTTGCCCAACGACATGCTGCTGGGTGTGCCTCGCGCAGTTCGCACCAGCTCTAGTCCTGGCGCGGCATTGTTTAAAGAATGGGAAATAGCGCAATCATCTGCCGGCGGCGCTGTTCTTATGACCGACGCTACCGAAATCCATATTGACTATCAGAAGGCTGTCGCCGAGGGCAGCATGCCTTCATATTTTATTCAGCTACTGGCCTACCAAATGGCGTGGCACCTAGCCGAGGTCATTACGGACCAGACGCAAAAGTCCGAATATTGGCGCTCTATAGCCCTTGGCACTGCGGCTGAATCTGGACGTGGTGGGTACTTCCGACAGGCGGCTGCTATCGATGCGGGTGGCCAGACACCGTCGGTCGTGGGCGATTATCTACTAACGGATGTCAGATGAGCCGGGTGCAGCAATATCAGTCGAGCTTTACCAATGGTGAGCTTGACCCGCTGCTTCGCGGCCGGATTGACCTACAGCAATATTACAGCTCGGTCGAAACCGCTGACAACGTCATCTTTGAACCGCAGGGTGGTTTCAGCCGCCGGCCCGGTCTTCGCTTCATTGCTGATATCACCGCTGACAATCCTAGCAACGGCTCGGTCCTGATCCCGTTCGAGTTCTCGACAACGCAGAACTTTATGATCGTGGCCTCGGCGCAAAACACCACCTCGACCATACGGTTCCGCTTCTTTGCGAACCAGACGCTGCTAACAAACATCAACGGCTCTGGCAATGACTACCTAGATTATGCCGTTGGCACTCTCTATGAAGTCAGCAACTTCGACATGGACAAACTCTATTTTACCCAGAGCGCCGACACACTAATCGTCGTTCATGAAAATTTTGCGCCGTTCCAAGTACAGCGCGGAGCCAATAACACAACTTGGTCAGCTACAGCTCTCAGCCTAACGATCCCGAAGGTGCAGTTCACCGCCGGGACCACCACCTTCAGTGGCTCGGACACAGCCACGCCTAGCGCCACTGATGGCAACATCACGATCACCAGCAACGGCACCCCGTTTACAAACGCGATGGTTGATCAATTTATCCAGTTCAAAAGCCCTAAGGGTTTTGGCCGGGCGCGGATTGTTGCGAGACGGGCGAACAATGAAATTGATGCGGTGGTCGAAATCCCGTTTATCAACACAGACGCTATACCGCTTACCGACCTTGAGATTGATACGGGCTTTGAAGATGCCTGGTCTAATACCCGTGGCTGGCCGCGCACCTGTTCATTCCACGAAGGTCGTCTGTACTTCGGCGGCAGCGCGTCCCTTCCCGCTACACTTTTCGCATCAGTGGTTGGTGATCACTTCAACTTCAAGCCCAGTCAGTCATTGGATGACGATGCGTTTCTGATCACCCTCACAACCGACGCGGTCAACGCTATCACCGGCATCCGTTCCGGCCGCGATCTTCAGATATTCACGACGGGGGCCGAGTTCTTCCTGCCCCAGGCTGATCTGGACCCGATCACACCATCTAACGTGACAATCAAGTCAGCCACACGGCGAGGCTCAAAGGTCGGTATCCGGCCACAAGCTGCCGAGGGTGGCACCCTGTTTATACAGCGCCAAGGCAAAGCATTGCGTGAGCTGCTGTTCAGTGACGTAGAGCTGTCCTATGTGGCAAATAATATCTCCCTATTGAGTTCGCATCTGATCCTTGATCCGAAACGGATGGCTCTACGTTCTGCCACCGATACGACTGAAGGTGACCTGCTGCTGATCGTCAATGGCACCGACACTGCCGGATATCGCCCCGCCAGTACCGACCTTGCCGGCAGCATTGCAGCGTTCATGATCAACCGGGGCCAACAGATTGTTGCGCCGTCCAGCCTGACTACCGACGGTCAGTTCACTGATGTCGGCGTCGATCAGGATACGATCTATGTAATCGTCAAGCGCACGATCAACAGCGCCACAAAATACTATATTGAAACCTTTGATGATGACCGCACCACCGATGCAGCCATCCAGTATTTCAGCGGGGCCACCGCTCCTGACCAAAGCCTGCCCGGAAGTGCCGTTGCCGGCTCTCTCAGCCACCTGGAGGGAAAGACCGTCAACATTGTGCGCGATGACATCGTGGACACCAATCGGACCGTCAGCAGCGGCCAGGTGACGCTAGGCGGCACCCCTACCAGTTATGTTGAAGTGGGGCTGCCCTACTCGGTAACAGTGAGGACACAGCCATTTGAGCCGCGCCTGCCATCCGGCACTGTCCAAAGCCAGCGCCGGCGAATACTTGAAATCAGTCCAATTCTTTACAAGTCACAGAACCTTACCTTGAACGGACGTGAAATTTCGTTGCAGACATTACCGGCGTCGGGTTCAGGAGCGGTTCCTACCTTCACGGGCGTCAAGAAAACCGCCGGCTTCCTCGGCTATGACCGGGACGCGCAAATCACCATCAGTCAAAGCCAGCCGGTGTTCTTCACCGTCTTGGCTCTCGACTACAAAGTATCGATAGGACAGTAAGATGTCGGGTGCAGAATTAGCAGTCCTTTCAGTTGTTACCGGCGTTATGAGCGCCCAGGCGCAGATCAATGCTGGCAAAGCAAAGGCCAACCAGCTCCGCGCTGAAGCCAAGCAAACTGAGCTGCAAGGCCGGGTTCAGGCATTGAACGCAAAACGTGAAGGCGTTTCCGCTTTGAAGAATCTAGAGCGCGTCCTTGCTGCAAACGCTGCGCGGCAAGCTGCCAGCAATATGGACCCGTTTGCGTCGGGTAACACC